AATTGGCAGACGCGCTGGTCTTAGAAACCAGTGGGCAACCATGGGAACCCGTGCTCACTTGTGGGCAGGTGGTTCGACTCCACTACACCCCACCAATTTTTTCCGGGTCGTCCAATGGTAGGACATCAGGCTTTGAACCTGAGAACGTTGGTTCGAGTCCAGCCCCGGAAACCAAGACAAGACGCATGGCCGGAGTCGTTGGACCGACTCGACTGAGGGAGATCACATCAATGCTCAGCAGAGTAGTAAGGAAGAAGTGCCTGCCAGCGAAGGATAACGAGGCGTGGAGGACGCCTACAACGTCATGCGTCTTTTGAAATTAAATTCGAGGAGATGAACAATGCCAGCGAAGTTGAACGGAGAAAAGAAACTTCGACGTGAAATCTCTTTGCGCATTCTTGAAGGACCGATCATTGTCACACTTACGGCTGACGGTCTTTCGTTTGCTGCAAAGGGAAGCAGGACTCCGTTATACCTCTCGTGGACTGACGCAGTTCTGCATTCCAAATTGCCTGAGTCTGTACCGGCGAAATTCTACGACCGGCCTCTTCAATTCCTCACTCAACAAATTCAAAAAAGCCAGCGTCGTAAGGCTAGGACTTCGCCAGAATTAACCCGAGCACTGGGTTACTTGCTCAAAAGGCCCGCCTAAACTTTTCGCTTGACAGTTGGCCTGAATTATGTTAGTCTGGAAGCTGGAAATGATTTAACGAAAAAGGACAACGACATGGACAAAACAAAAGTTCTTTCACTCAACGGCATGGAAGTCAGAACCACAAAGAAGCTGGGTCCCGTGCGGTATTCACAGATTTTCTACGTGACTTCGCAATCGGACCCCGAGAAGGAATACGTGGTCACCACACGTCTGACTCTGCCTTTCACCTACGGCACCGACAACAACGAATATCTGTGCTCTTGCCCGGACTTCCATTTCCGGGAATGGCCTCAGCGCAAAGTGTGCAAACACATTGGCACAATCAAGGTCTTGGTTGACCTGTTCGGAGCACCTTCGCTGTTGGCCGCTTTTTTCGATTTGGTCGGAGGCCCGATAGGCCCTCCGCAGTCTTTGAGACGGTAACGGGGAAGGTCGGCAAGGCATAACTGCCTTGGATTCTGGTTTCGCCGAAGTACAAGGCAAGCCAGCGGCCATGCCACACGTAACTCAGCGGTAGAGTTCCGGTCCACAGGGCCGAACTCGGAGGTTCGATCCCTGCCGAGCAGCTTGTGTCTTGCCGACCTTCCCTGATTACTTTATTGGAGGCTACATGGGTAAGGGAAATCTAACGCCAGTTCAAGCACGCATCCTTCAAATCTTGAAAACCTTCGGTCCTCTAACCGACGACGAGTTGCTAACACGCTGGCAACTCTGGACGAAAGATCACATCACACCTTCGAGCTTGCGGACCCGCCGGGCTGAGCTACGCGCAAAGGGCGAGGTCCGAAACTCCTCACTCACTCGCAAGACAAAGAACGGGCGCACAGCGATTGCTTGGGAAGCGACGCCCTCGTGGATTCAAATGCACGTACCGGCTGGTACGGCGGAAAGGAACACTAATGGATTATGATCTTATGATTCCTCTGTGTCCTTGCGGGAATCACATTTCATCCGCACGGCTCAGAGCGTTGCCGGGCGCTACACTCTGCATAGAGTGCGCGACGAAGAATGACGTAGCAAAAATCAAGCGCCTAGACGACCATACAGGCAAGCCAGAAAACTTGGTTTGCGTGGAAACCTACTTCGTTCACAACATCTATTTTGAAAGAGCCATTCATAGATTGGCGAAGGGTTCGGCCTTTACTTCATCTGCGTCGTGGGATGGGCAATCTATCCCCCACAGTCACGCGCTGTATTCATCGTTTGAAAATAGAGCCTGTTTTGTCTCTACGGGCAACCCGGCTGACTCAGAGTTTGCGGAAGACGAGGAGATTACCCATGCCGTGGGGAACGGCTGCACGAATAGCGTCTAAAAAACGCTATGACCAATCCGAAAAAGGCAAAAGAACACGCCAACTTAGAGAGTGCCTTTATCAACAAAAAATAAAAAAAATCGTTTTGACTTTTTATGGCAAAAATAAGCAATCTAAATGCTGTTGGCCAAAGTGTAACGTAATAGATTTAGACATGCTTACTCTTGACCATATCAATAATGATGGTGCTAAGCATAGAAAATTTGTAAAATATCATCTTTACAAATGGATAAAATCCCATAACTTTCCTAATGGGTTTCAAACCCTGTGCTGGAATCATCAATGGAAGAAAAGAATTAAGGAATGCAGGAGAAAACAACGTGCCAAAGCTCGGGAATAAGTGCCCCTCACGAGAAGAGTACCACACATTTGAAAGTCAATTTTGTTTGCGTGAATGCGGAGCGGAACGCCAATGCGTCCCGGCCAGTGTTCTAGTCCACATCGCAAACAAGGCGTGGACAGAAAAACACGTAGGCGATTATATTAGCGTCACATCACTTCTTGGCTGTCTACGCGAGTTGTATCTGGAAAGAACTGAGAACTGGTATCAGGAGCCGCCTACATCGTGGTACAGCATCCGTGGGACGCTCTTGCATACCATCCTTGAAAACCCGGACTTCCGTGGGCTAGTGGATGACATGGGCAGGTACTTGCTGCGCCTCACTAAGGCCGAAATGATTAACCCCAAGGTGATGCGCCTATGGCTGGAAGCGGAGGCCAATTTGCTGCAATTGGCGAACCTGCTTCCTGAGCAATACCACGTTCCTGATTGGGAATCAGAAGTCGAATATGAAATGTCTCTCGGGGTGATCGACGGAAAAGAACGCTGGATTCATGGGACCCTAGACGTTATCCGCCGGGCGGCACAAGAGATCATCGACTACAAAACGATGGCGGATAAGGGCCTGCCGTACATCGGCAAGTACGGGGTGAAGCCAGAGCATGAAATACAGTTCAACATTTACCGGCTGCTGGCAGAGCGCGGTTGGCCTGTGGGCCAGCGAGATACTTACGTACCTTTCCAAGTCAAAAGAATCAAAGCATATTATCTTTCTATGATGCAAATCATAGGAACTGGAGCAACCATGGTTGAACAAACGCCGTGGCTAGCCTCCGAGCCAAAGACGTACAGCAGCGAAGTAAGCCGCGAAGTGCTCAATGAACGCGATGATGTCGTGGTCAAGCGCGGGAAGCGCCGGGGAAGCAACGACCCTAACGATTACCAGCTTTCCCACAAAACAAAATATCGCTTGACATACGCTGTGCCTGATGTTAGGCTGTTGGACTTGGACGAAGTTTACAAATTCGTGGTCGATAAAGCGACGATCCTCTTCCGGGCATTCGATCACGGAGAAGTACCACCGCTGCCCTCAGTAGAAATGCAGCTTTGGAAATGTGACACGTACTGCCCGGTAAAGAAGTTTTGTGATGTCATCTGCGCACAGCGCGGCGAAGAACGCGCCAAGGTCGAAACGGAGAAAGACGAAATTCCAATCGAAGGAGACTAACTAGAATGGCCAAGTACGGATACCGATGCTCTTGCGGCAACTTCAATCTCCATCGTGGAGATTTGACGCGGAAGAAGTATGCCCTTGAAAAGCAGAATCACGCCGCCACTTGCCCGGCGCTGGCGGAGGAATTGAAGAAGAGCCGAGAGGCCAGTCTTGCCGGAGCTAAAAAGAAATGAATTGGCTTACACTTCACCCACGACTTATGTACGCTGTACTTGTCTTTGGGTTGGCGTACATAGTTCTTTGCATTTGCATTACCCACAAAGGTTATCGTAAATTTATCAACGGAGCCAAAGATGTTCAACGCAAACAAGACTGAGTACCACAAAATCGAAACCCTCTATGAGCGAGACATGGAAAAGACCTCGCCCACTTTCGGGAAGCTGAGGTTCCCTCTCACTCTCAAAAACCTGACTTACTCCGTCATCAAAGAGTGGAACTGGACGGGTCTGGCGAGCCGAGGGAGTCAAAGTCTATCCTGTCGGAGAGTACGATCATGAATGGTAACTTGCAACAAATTGCAATCACGAAGTCTGCCCGGCAAGGCGTAGACAGCCTGTGGAGCTACGAAGTCTCTTCTCCGTCCGGCGACTTCTCGAAGCTTTACGCTTTTACTGTTGACGACCTTTGCCTGTTTGCCAGCGCCATTCAGTTTTTGGCAAAGCACAAGCTGACTTTTCTAGCCAACTACGGCTACGGGAATGCTATTCAGAAAGCGCGGGAACTTGGTTGGGAGGGGTAAGACTCTTTAGAAATTCCAATCACGCCTTCAAAGGTAAGGACTAAAATCGGAGAATGTATAACAATGAACAGAAAAGAAACAGTTAGAAAATACAATGGTGGCATTAAAGGAAAAGCCGCACAGAAAAAATATCTCCGAACATCTAAAGGAAAAGCCTCTCGCTGCCGAATAAACTTCAGACACCAGCGACAAACAAAGAACATTGTTCTAGCTCGTTACGGAAAGGACGGAGAAGCAAAATGTTGTTGGCGTGGATGTAGCCAAATCGATTTAGATATGTTGACATTAGATCATGTCAACAACGATGGCGCATACCAACGACGCAAAGGCCAAATGCATGGCTCGAAGTTGTATTCTTGGCTCTTCCATAGAGAGCGTCAAAAAGGGCTTCAAACTCTATGTTGGAATCATCAATGGAAGAAACGTGCATTGCATCTTCGGAGGTTACATGCTACTTAATCAATATGTCGATGCAAATGAGCTAGAAGGAGGAGTTTCTAACGGGCTTGTTTCTAAACGCCCTCATCCCAAATGGCCTTTAGACATATACAACTATACGAGCGAAGCGATGACGAAGACGCATGACGATGTTACGCTCCGCCGCTGCCGTGGTCTGATCGTGGACCGGGAGACCGGGGAGATCGTGGCCCGGCCAATGGAAGCTTTCTTCAACATCAATGACACGCGCTACCCGGAGACGATGCTGGACAACCTTCCGTTGAATCCTCTCAAGAACAAGATCGAGATCACCGAGAAGATGGACGGAAGCATGGGCGTCATTTTCCAGTACAAGGACAATCCGCCGGAAGTGGCGACTCGCGGGTCCTTCGACAGCGAGCAAGCGAAGTGGGCTACTGCCTTCCTGCAAGCTCTGCCCTGCTTCCAGATGCCGCGCCATCAAACGTTGCTGGTGGAGATCATCATGCCGGGCAACCAGATCGTAGTAGACTACGGCAAACGCGAGTCTCTGGTGCTCTTCGCAGTGATTTACAAAGAGACCGGCGAAGAGTTGGCCTACGAAGAAATGGCGTTCGACAACGGACGATACTTCGGTCTGGAACTCGTGCCCCTGTTTACCAAGACTGTTGCACAGTGTGCGGAAGAGAACGACAAAAACCGCGAAGGATACGTAGCTAAATTCCTTTCGCACGGAGGCTACATCCGATTGAAGGAGTCGGAACCTTTGAACTGGTCGCTGGCGATTCCTCACAAGGCTCCTCTGCGCGTCAAAATCAAGTTCGAGAACTACAAGCTGAGTCACCGGGCGATGTTTGGGATGACGAACCGTGATGTGTGGGAGACGCTGAGCCAAGGCAAGACTATTGATGTTGCCTCGTTGACTCCGTTCACTCCGCCTGAGTTCACCGAATGGCTGACCGGCAAGATTGCATATTACACGCTGATGTTCAAGTACATCGAGCAGGAGAGCATCGCGCTAGCTCGCATCGCCGGAAGCCGGGGAGATTGGAATCGCAAGGCCGTGGCCGAGTTTTTCAAACAGCAGGTGTTGATGCAGCATCCGGCGGAAGGCCCCGAAATGATATTCCTAGCGCCTGTACTGTTTTTGATGTACGATGGAAAGGACTACGCCAAAGTTATTTGGAAGATACTGCGTCCGGCGCGGGCAGAATTCTTCTCACAGGGCACCTATCACGCGGAGGAGTCCAATGACGAAGTCTAAACCCCTAACGCAGAATGCGCTGTTGGCCATCATCAAAAACTACGTCAGGCGTGAGCGCCTGAAAGCTAGGCTACACGAGGCCTGTTTTTGGGAGACACATGGATGGAAACGTTCTGGTACTGTATGGGTTTCTCGTATCGAACATCGTGTAGAAAAACTGCAAGCTAAGCTGAAGAGGATGGATGAAAATTATTAACCACGTCTCTCCGCGATTATTCCTGGTCACCTTGGCCGTGTTATCTATCATGGCCTAGGTACGCTACTTCATCGGCGGGGATTGGAAGCACGGCCTGTACTGGCTCCTTGCAGTGGGCCTAACCATCGTTGTCACTTTATAGGAGGACCTATGAAACCAGAAGAACGTGCTGTTGTTCTTTGCCTGCGTCACCAGCCAAGCTACGGATTCAATGAGGCCGGGGAGAAAGTGATTGTACGAAAGATGATTAACGCTGGCTTCTTGCGCCCAAAGGAATCATACAATGGCGGACCCCTTAATCAATACGAGGTCACCGTGAAAGGCTGGGTTGCGTATCAAGCCGCCTATTCTTTGCTTCAAATTTAGTACTTGACTTTCCCGGTAGCCTGTGTCATACTGGAAGGGAATGGCAACTTTGCCACAACAAACGAGGACAAAACCTATGAATGAAGAACTTCAAAAGTATCAAGAAAAACCCCCAAGCGATGCGCCAACTGGCTTGGCCACGTTCGATCCTACAACCCAAGTGAGCGACTTGGAAGGCTTCGAGGACGCCGTAGTGACACCGGCCACGATGGTCATGGTGCAGGCCACTACGCGAGACGAAGAGGCCCACCCCGGTACGTTCAAGGACACAATCACAGGGCAGGAGTATACCACCTTGCAGATTGTTCCTCTGCGCATTCAAACCTCACCCGGACCCCGCGTGCTGTTCCCCAACGACCCTGACACTGGCAAGCCGATATTCGGAGCGGACCCTATCTGTCGGTCCAATGACGGCTACCGTCCAGCGGTCAATGCTGCGCAACCGCAAAGCGAACTGTGCAAGAATTGCAAGTACGGTGACTTGATGTGGAAGGTATTCGCCAAGACACGCAAGCCGCCGGAGTGCAAAGAAAAAGCACGTGTCCTATTTGTGGAGCGCACCACCGGGCTGCCCTTTATCATCACCTTCGGCGGGCGAAGCGTTACGCCGGTCAAGACCTTGCTGAAAGCGATCATGCGCCTCGCGCAGAAGTCGCTGTCAGACGGCATCAAGACTGGCATCTACGACTTCACCACTGAGATGACCCTCAAGAAGATCACCGACGCCAAAGGAACCTACTACGTGGTTCTGTTTAAGAACCCGATGCGGGTCCGCAACATTGGCGAGTTTGGGCCACTGTACCAAGAGCTAGTCAAGTCACGCGACGCTCTGGCTAATGCGCCTGAAGTTGGCGCTGAGGAAGACACCGTGATCGACGCGCAACCTGTGACCGAAGGGTCTCAGCCTGCCGTGCCAACGGCGCAATCCGAGATCGTTGACGAAGACGTACCATTCTGACGCGCCAATCCGTGGCGTAGCTTTCGGAGCCGGGTGTTAATCGGTAGCTCATGAGGCATTCATGCGCCCGGCATCCCAACAAAAGAGGGAAATCACATGGCAGAAGAAACGAAGATCGTGAAAGCAACTCCCAAGCACATTGAAACTGTGCGCCAAAAGATCGAAGAGATTCGCAAGAACATCACAGGTCGGTTTTTTGATTTGGGAGAATTGCTCGCCGAGATCAGAGACGGAGGCTACCATCTGAATTGGGGCTTCAAGAACTTCGGCGAGTGGATTGACCAGTCCGGCCTTGACATGAGCGAACGGGCCGCGTATTACCTTATCAAGATCGTCGAGACCGGGAAGAAGTTGAACATCCCCCGTGAGAAGTTGGAGCAATGCAAGCTGAGCAAGCTCCGTGAAATCGTGAGCTTAGATCCGAAGAAACACAAGGCTCAGATCAAGGAACTGGTGAAAGCGTGCATCCCGGACAAGAACGGCGAAGAGATGTCGCTGGAAGACGTTCGCATCAATGTCCAGAAGCTCAAGGCCGGGAATGAGAAGATCGACACTTTCGTCTACATGACGATCAAAGTTACCTCGTCATGCAAGGAAAGCATCGAAGAGGCTATCGAGCTATGCCGGGCTGAGCACGGCGACACAGTTGACTCCGAGGGAAACCCGATTGAAATCTCTATCGGCAAAGCCATCGAGCTAATCTGCGCCGACTACCTAGCCGGGAACCACGAGCCGGAGCAAGGCGTCCCGGTCGAGCCGGAGCAAAAAGCTCTGCCTGCCGCACCTATCGAAGTCAACGTGGCTGAGATCGAAGCTACGTTAGCGCAAAGTGTGCAGTCGCTCGAAGCCACCCCTGCGCCAGTGTCCAACGAAGCTCCTCCGCAATATGCAGACAGCGCCAAGGAACCTACCGCCGACATCAAGTGGGGCACTTTCCAAGAGAAGCTGGAAGCTCTCAAGGAAGAGTTGAGTGACAAGCCGGAGCCTGCGCCTAAACCAGTCGTGCTGCCGCCCACGGAGCCAATCGACGCTGAGATCGTTCCAAAGTCGGACGTTGAAGTGGCCGAGGAACTGATAACGTCTACTCCGTCTGGCGACGTAATGGAGGCCGAGATTGTCGGTGTACAGCCTCCCCTCGCGCTGGAAGTAGAAGTGATTGCTCCCGGTCCGCCGGAGCCAGCGCCGGTTGAAGAAGAGCCGGAGCCAGAACCTTTCGTTGGTAATGTAGAAGTCATCACCAAAGGCAAGGGCGATACCGTGGAGGAAATCTACAACCACTTCTGCAATCACGACGAGCAACGCGCCAACAAGATCATGAGTGCGGCTGCAAACACAAACATCGGAAATATCTTGCTCCAACCTGCTGCCCGCACCAACCTAGCCATCCGGGGCTTCGGCGCAACCGAAGAGGACTGGCAGAGGCTAGCTAAGATCATCATAGGGTGACCCAATGGCTGCGGAGAAAGAGTACCGAATCGGAGAGCGCGAGGTAAAGCAGTTTGAAAAGTACGTAAGCAAATGGCTCGCCCGGTTCGGCATCAAGAATTACATCGTTGGCTGTGGGTCCAAGGCGCTTGGAAAAGCCTCTGCCCATGTCTACGTCAACACAACGACGCGCACGGCGCACTTTTCTATCAGCAAGAAATGGGTTCGCAAACCGATCCTCGCAGAAATTGAAAGCGCCGCCGCTCACGAAGTCTTACACGTCTTGCTTGCTGAGTTATGTGAAGGCTACCAAGGGCTAGCACACTATGCCTACAAGATGAAGACCGACCCCAAGGAACTTGAAGATGTGTTCGTTTCTAAGATAGAGGAAGGTCTGGTCGTGACTCTTGAAAACTTTCTCTATCAGTATCTCATCAAAGGGGAGCATGGAAAATCGCCTTCCACCGGATGAATACAAAACCCGATGCAAAGAAGTGCTGCAACGCGACGGCTGGCGCTGTAGGCTCTGTGGTCGAAGGAACACACTGCATGTTCACCACATCGTTTTTCGCTCCCGTAAAGGCAGCACCGACGATGCCAGCAACCTCATTACTCTTTGTCTACGAGATCACGAATTAGTTCATTCTCACAAACGCATGATCGTGGGCAACGCAAATGGGATTGTAATTTTTTCTTGGATAAAGGACGGAGTTGTGGTACACTCGGTCCATATATGAAGCTGAGGCTCACAATCATTGCCTTCATCATCTTACTTGGTGCGCCCTCCAAGTCTGATACGAAGGAATACTTTCCTCCGCCGCCTTACACTGTTAGCCGAGCAAGTTGGTACGGGCAAGAATTTCAAGGCAACGAAACTGCGAACGGGGAACACTTCAACCGTAACGTGACGACTGCCGCGAATCTGACACTGCCATTCGGTACTATAATTCGTGTTACGAATCTTGGAAATGGCAAAAGCGTTAACCTGCGCATCAATGATCGTGGTCCTTACGTAGCCCGAAGGATGCTCGACATTTCTCAGGCCGCAGCAAAGAAGCTAGACTTTGTAGACGCTGGCCTCGCATGGGTCAGAGTAGAAATCCTCAGCTATCCCAAACCTTACAAGAGACATTGATGAAACTGCGTCCGTACCAAGTCGATGCCCTCCAAGCGATCACTAACAAATGGTATTTAGGCGTGAAGCGTCAATTGGTTACCATGCCTACCGGCGTCGGTAAGACTGTAGTTTTTGCGAATCTTCCCCGACTGATACCAAATAAGCGTATGTTAGTTCTAGTGCATAGGGAGGAGCTTGCGCAGCAGGCCGCAGACAAGATCAAGAAATGGAATCCTGAATTGTCAGTGGCAATTGAGATGGGTTATCTGCGCGACGACAACAATTCGCAGATTGTAGTCGGTAGCGTGCCCACACTCAGCCGGGCGAATTCAAACCGCTTGCAAGCACTGAGGCCGGAAGACTTTGGAATCATAGTCACAGACGAGGCTCATCATGCAATCGCAGACAGTTACCAAACCATTTACCAGTACTTCGGAGTGCTGGCCGACACGAGCCACATCCTACATGTTGGAGTTACCGCTACGCCTAATCGTGCGGATGGAAAGGGCCTTGCCGAAGTGTTTTCAGAGGTCACTTACCAGATGGGCATTCTCGATGCCATCAAACAAGGGTGGCTCGTCAACCTCCGAGGCTACAAGATTACAACAGATCAATCGCTGGATGGAGTACATACCCGCGCTGGCGACTTTGCTACAGATGAATTGGAAAATGCTGTTAACAACTCTCAGCGGAATGAGCTTGTCGTCAAGCACTGGCTCGAAAAAGCGCAAGGACGACCTACCTTGGTTTTCTGCGTCGGAATTAGCCATTCTCAACAAATGGCGGCTGTTTTCCAAGCCCATGGAATCGCGGCGGCTGCCGTATGGGGAGAGGATGTCAACCGGGCCTTTAAACTTATGGCGCTGCGAAATGGAACCATTAAAGTTCTATGCAACTGCGCCGTCCTCACCGAAGGATACGACGATTGGCACATCGGCTGCATCGTCATGGCCCGGCCAACCAAGTCCCAACTCCTCTACGTCCAATGCACAGGCCGGGGCACGCGCATCCCGGACGGTCTCAATAATCTGCTTGAAGCCAGAGCCGACAATACGCCTATTAAAAAGGAAGACTGCATCTTACTGGACGTTGTGGACGCCACTACGAAGCACTCGCTCATCACAGTCCCCAAACTCTTCGGTATGTCGGAACGCATGGACATGCAAGGGCGGACAGTAACAGCGGCGCTGGACTATTTCAACAAGGTTCAAGAAGAGCATCCGAACGCCAACCTGAAAGACGCACAAGACCTGTTGAAGCTCAGAAGCTACGCGGTAAGCGTCGATTTGTTTTCTTTCAAATGGGCAGAAGAAATTCTTGGAGCATCAAAGTTACAGTGGCATAAGTCTACAGACGGCCATTACATGCTATATTTGAAAAGCGGTAGGCTAGATGTGTATGAAGACCTTGTACAGAAATGGCATGTAAGTGGGCAATTGGGCGAAAAAATAAATCATGTTGACGAACATAACATCAATGATTTGCCAGAAGCTCTCCGAATCGCTGAAGAATTTGTAAGATTGCTTTGCCCCGAAGAAATGACACTGGTGAGACGAGAGGCGCGTTGGCATAAAGATGAAGCTACGCTTGCACAACTTAGACTTTTACGGAGATTTAGAATACCTATTCCACAAGGGATAACTAAAGGAATGGCTCAAATTGCTCTTTCAAAAGTTTTAAGAAAGTCTTGACTTGAGCAAGGGGTTGTGTTATCCTGTAGGTAGATCAGATGGTGGAGGCCGTGAGGCCCCTTGGTACTGGCAGTAGCCCGGCGTTCTGGTCCGCCGAGAGCTATTATAAAGTACGCTCATAAACAGGCCGTATGACTATACAACGACACGAGAGTTCGATTCTCTCTACCTCCACCATACGGGGGTATAATGGCATCGACCGGGGTAAGAGGAAACGGCGCTTATTTGAGCCGGGAGTGGGAGACTTCCGAAATCAACTCTCAAAACTAACTGCGAAAAACACGAAGGTGCTTTACGCAAATGCGTAGTTTGCATACAAGGATGGGGAGTCGAAGGACTCCCCTACCGAGTTTAATGGACGGCGTTCACCGCCTCCGCAGGTCCACCATAATCAGCCATACCCTAGTTGTTAGGCAAGTTCTTAGACGTGTGTTGCAAAGCAAGGCGTATACAGACAACATCGTGCCATGACCGTAGGGAAATTATGGCTGATTATTGTGGGCCTGTTACGGTTTCGACGGGCAAGATTGGGGTGTATGCTTCGTCACGCCGACGCGGAGCCGGGTGGGGCCGGGTAACACCGGCCTCTACTGGTAAAGAAGGGGGTCCAATGGCGCTGCTAGGTCTTGATGCAAAGCAAGTGGCGGTAATGAACAGCTTGGAACGCTGGAACTACTTTACTTCGTATGCCTCGCGTCTTGAGGATGCTCCGCCGAAAGGCCCACACTACGCTATCCGCATCGGCTCGCACACGATCTACGCCAACGAGACCGATGAGCTTAGGGAAAAATTCGAGATCATGTGCCGGAAGCTCCGGCGCAAACTCGGGCTGAGGATAAACAAATGAGCCACTGGTTGAACGTATTTACGGTCGGAAGCCTATACCTTTTTCTCGCAACAATCGCTACCATCGGAGCGCCGGGCCAACATTTTGAATGGAGCACAGTACGAACAATGCGACAAAGACGGGAACCATACAGTACAGTCTGGAAACGAAACCATTCATCTTTGCGATGAACACTTTGAAAACCAAGGAGCGTAATGCCTTACGAAGAACCAATGCCGGTCGAAGAATCTCAGGCGCTAGTCTACGTGAAGTCGAAGGGCTGGCCTCACAAGCTGTGCTCGAATGACTCACAGATTCTAACTGATTGCCCGCTGTGCGGGAAAGAGCAGCACTTCTACGTCAGCACGGACCCGAAGGTCAACGCCAACCACCCGGAAAACCAGCCGGACTATCTTTTCGACTGCAAAGTATGCGGACGGTCAGGAACGCTAAAAAGCCTCAAGAAAGAGCTAGGCGATGCGACTATCCCCGGCGTAGAAATTCGCTCCATGCTTGACGCCGTTCCAAGAGAAACGCTGCCTCTGCCTCCGCTGGAAGAGTGTCATCAACGCCTGCTGAATGACGCCGAGGCATTCCGCTACGTCACGGAGCGCGGCTTCTCATTGGACGTTATCAAGCGTATGAAGCTCGGCCTTCTGCTAGGCGTAAACAATGAAGCCCGGCGCTGGCTAGTCTATCCGTACATCAATGCCGGAAACTACCAGTACGCCAAGATGCGTGCCTTGCATAGGCTCGAAACACGCCCGGACGGTAGCAAGGAACCACGATTCCTTGGCTCCAAAGGCCGCGAAAATCCGATCTACCACGCCGATGTAATTCACTCCGACACCACGGAGCTAATCCTCGTCGAGGGAGAGGCCGATTGCATTTCACTCATGAGCCTTGGCTACGACAATGTACTTGGTGTGCCCGGCGCGAACATGAAGAAAGCTACGTGGATTGACCGGCTAGACGTATGGTGGGACCAGCGGGCATTAGCGCCGGACCCACATCGTCAAATCTACATCTTGTACGACTCTGACAAGGCCGGGCAGGACGCCGCCGCAGAAATCATCAAGCGCATCGGAATCGAGAAATGCCTGCTGATTAAACTACCCGCCTTCAAACGCAAAGATGGGCAGGACGGCAAGGACCTTGGCGAATGGATTCAGGCCGGGCATACCGCCGAAGACTTCGCACAGTTGAAGAGCGAAGCAAAGCCGCTGGAAGTGCCGGGCGTCTCTGATATGTTCACGGCGCTGGACGAGATCGACGCCGAGATTGACAAGCGTGGGACCAGTGATGCGCCGATTGATACGCCGTGGAAATCGCTGGACATCGTGCTCGGGGGAAATGAGTACGGCGACGTATGCGGAGTCATTGCGGAGGGCAAGGTCGGTAAGACTACGTTCTGCATGAACTGGTTCGACTACCTCACAGTGAAGCTAAATCAGCCGGGATTATTCTTGTGCTTCGAGATGCCGCCGCGTCGCATCGCTCGTAAATGGGTTTGCCACGTAACACAGACCGATGACACACCGGGGCGAAGCCAGTACACGAAAGAGACAACCGAAAAGGCTAGAGAAGTCTTGCGCCAAAGAACGGCAGACCTGCTGCTTGGAAAGACTAACCCGCAGGACACCGAAAAAGTTTTTGACCTAATCCGGCAAGCCGTCCGCCGATACGGAATCAAGTTCATGGTGCTGGACAACCTTCAGTTGATGTGCAAAAGCATCCAACATCAAGCCCAAGAAATCTCCAACCTCAGTGCCCGCATCAAGGCTACTGCCATGGAACTTGGGCTGTTCATCGTTCTAGTCATTCAACCACGCCGACCCGAGGCCAATGAGATCGTCGCTAGCCGACACGCCTCTGGCTCCGCCGCAATCGAAAAGAACGTTGATGCTATGATCTGCCTGCATCGCAACCGCGTCGGCGTTATTAAGGCAAATGAGTTTGAAGGATTTGTCGAGGAGGAACAGAACTTTGGGCCATACATGCTAGCCCGCGTAGACTTGAGCCGGTACTCTCCGGGAGGAGCTACGACACTATTCATGGAAGGGGGTACGTCCACAGTCCGTGAAGTGAAGCCGGAGGAAATGCGTCAACGTGATAGCGTTCCTTCGATTGGCTCCGCCGTCCCGGTCGAGCCGCAAGTACAGGACAAATCTATATGAGGACTCAACCAATGCCAGAACGCCGTAGGCTGCCCAATGAGCGTCAAGCCATCACTCACAAGATGGACATTGCCGGTCACGAAGGCTACATCACTGTAGGTCTATACGAAGACGGAACTCCCGGTGAACTTTTCATTAACATGTCCAAAGAAGGTTCAACAATCTCAGGCGTGATGGACTGTTTTGCCATTGTTGCTTCTCTTGCGCTGCAATACGGTGTGCCGCTGGAAGACTTGTGCAGCAAGCTCGCTCACACACGGTTCGAGCCTAGCGGATGGACGAAAAATCAAGATATAAAATTTGCTAAAAGTCCCATGGACTATGTTGGGCGATGGCTTATTTCTAAATTCCTTAAGCCCCCATCACAACAACAAGAAAATAAAAAGGCTGTGCCCCCGTCGTCAAACGAATCTGCCGGAGCCATGCTTATCTCCGCTGAGCACCCTGAAGGCGTCACCATTTCTACACAAACTACAGACGCGCCAGCCTGCAAAGATTGCGGGGCCATCACCGTTCGCAACGGAGCGTGTTACGTTTGCATGAATTGGACGGAGGGTTGTTCATGAAAACATCAAGTTGCAAAGCAAAAGGCCGTAGGCTACAGAAACGAGTAGCCTTCGATCTTTTACAGCTTGTGAAGAATCTTGGCCTAGTGGCTGATGACATCGTATCACGGCCAATGGCTACGCAAGGCGGAGAAGGCTTTTCCGACATCATGCTCAGCCCGGCGGCTCGTAAGATATTGCCATTCAATATAGAATGCAAAAACGTCGAGCATCTAAACGTCGCCAAGACGTTTCAGGATTATAAAGAGGTCTACCAAAACAGTGCTTTCATGCTCCTTCTCATTCACTCTCGCAATAAGACGGAGCCGATGGTCACGATGAACTGGATAGACTTTCTGAGGCTGCTACAATGCGTGATCTTTCCAACCTCACCGTCGAGTCCAAACGGAGCGACTGGCGTAGTCATTCAGACAGGAGACCCCAATGAAGCGTCTGCGTAAACACAAAGACAAGCCTAAGCCAAAAAAGCCGACGCCAGTGCGTTCGTACTGGCAAAGCGTGTTTGAAGGTGTATTCTTTCCTTATCAGGAATCCTTGCGTATATCAGGATGCGTGCCGTCGATCAACCCCGGTCGCAATCCGGGAGAGTCGCCAGCTACCCGCGCTGAGGGAAGAATCAAACCAACGCAAAGTGATTTCATCACGGACGTTGACCTCACCGTAAAACACACGTTGCCTCCGCACCACCGCCGGTTATTTTATCACCTAGTAGATACCGTGCGCGTTTCCATTCCAGAAACGCAGAAGTACGTCTTTCTGATTGACCGGCTAGGAGAAGCCTTCAAGCGCCGGGGCATCTACCCAATCAAGGACTACTTTAGCGAGACCTACAACAGGCCGGAAAGGACGACCCGCAATGGCTCTTCCTGAGTTTCGTGTTGACAAGCACGGCCAGCTTCACATCATCACCCCCGGACCTGACCATGCACAATATGGGGATTTGTCTGAAGAAATCTTTTCTTTTAAAAAAACACAAGAATTAGCAAAACTGCTTTTCCAAACAGCCTGCGAATACTACGCCTACGAAGTCAAGATCATGCGAGCGCAGAACGTTCGTGAAGAAGCAATACGAGATTTTGTAACATCTCTCGTTAAAGACCTTTTGAAACCGGAGAAAAAGAAACATGAGCGACGTACCTGTCGAAACACCGCAAACCAAACAGGACAAGCTGAAAGCAGCCAGTCAAGTTTTTGGGAAAGTTGAAGAGAAGTACGGCAAGGGAGCGATCTTCTCTATGGCCAGACAACTAGGCATACCGATGCCGCATATACCTACCGGCATTTGGAGCGTCGATCACGATCTTCTCGGTATAGGCGGAGTACCCCGAGGACGCATCATCGAAATCTTCGGACCAGAAGCCAGCGGCAAGACCACCCTCGCGCTGCACATTGTCGGCGCTGCACAAGCTGTGGGCGAGCTAGCCGCGTACATCGACGCAGAAAACTCCGTAGACCCGAAGTGGGCATCGACAAACGGAGTCAATGTTAAAGCTCTCATGATTAGCCAGCCGGACAGCGGAGAAGAAGCTCTTGGAATTTTGGACATGCTTGTCGAATCCGCCGCCTTCGGAGTGATCGTTGTAGACTCCGTTGCCGCACTGGTGCCCCAAGCCGAGCTTGACGGCGAGATCGGCGATGCCAACGTAGGCTTACAGGCTAGGCTCATGTCACAGGCTATGCGGATGCTGCGGAGCAAGATCAACAAGAGCAAGACGGTCGTGATATTTATCAACCAAATCCGCGAAAAGATTGGTGTTATGTTCGGCTCGCCGGAGACCACCACCGGCGGACGTGCTTTGAAGTTCTATGCCTCTGTCCGGCTGGACATGCGGCGCATCGGCGCAATCAAAGAAGGGTCTGGCGAAGATGCTCCAATAATTGGAAACAGGACTCGCATCAAAGCCGTAAAGAACAAAGTAGGGACGCCGTTCCGCGAAGTTGAAATAGACCTGCTGTTTGACCGGGGTTTGGACGTGACCGGGAATTTGCTTGACAATGCCGTGGAGTATGGTATAGTAGAAAAATCGGGCGCATGGTACGCTTTTAACAACGAACGCCTCGGTCAAGGACGGCGCAACGCCATTGACACCTTGAATACCCCGGCTGTGACTGAGACGTACCAAAAAGTTCTCACAGCCATGACAGAGCGCCTGAAACAAACGGAGGCCAAAGATGGCGTCAGTAAAACGAGCGAAGCTAGCAAATGACGCAAAAGAAGGGCCGGTAAAGAAAGAACGAACGGCCCTTCACCCACACCGTTGTCCTAATTGCGGTCAGTGGTGGGAGCACGAAGACTTTAAGTGCCCCCACTACGGGCTAATATGGATGCCTTGTTGGTGCGAAGGTAAAATATGAAAATTTGCAGAAGTGCGGAGGTCGTTTAATGGTAGGACAGACTGTCAACCAGCAGTCAGGTAGCGGTTCGATTCCGACTCCTTCGCTCCAAATTTCAGCGACAGATTTTGTAATTGCGCAATGCAAACTTTCGGATATTCGGATGTTTGTAGAACAGCATCATTACTCACATAATTTGAATGGGGTGAAAATTTCTTTCTGCTTTTCGGCCACGTATAAAGGCGCGTTGGTCGGTGCGGTTGTTTACGGTCAATTTTCAACTACGGCTTGGAAAAGATTTGGAGAATCCGAAAAAGAGGTACTGGAATTACGGCGATTAGTTTTCCTTGATTCGGTGGGGAAAAACGCTGAAAGCCGCATGATCGGCTATACCTTGCGTTGGATTAAAAAGAATGCGCCTGAAATCAAAATTGTTGTTAGTTATGCTGACCCGATGCACGGACATAGCGGTGTAATCTACAAAGCATCCAATTTTGAATATATAGGTCTCAGCGGAAAGGACAGAGGATTCACAGACCCCGAAACCGGACGGACTTATCATTCCCGCGCACTTAGGACGAAATACAATGGGGATTACAAACCGTTCGTGAAAAAACTTCGAGCAAAGTATGACCAAGGAGAATTGATTTCGATTGAATTGCCGGGGAAACATTGCTATGTCTATAAAATTCATAATCCGGTTTTAAGGATAGTATTTTAATTCTTAAAGCTACTATTCATTATTTACAGGATAAAAATGGCTAACATTCCGCTGGACCTGACACTTAAAACCAAAGCGCGGCAAAAGTTTGAAGACTTGCTCTTCAAGCGCATAGTGGGTCAGGACGACGCCTTAAATGATCTTAGCAGGTCATTCGAGGTTGCGTGGGTTGGCCTGTCAGACCCGTCTAAACCAATGTTTAATTCTTTACTTTTGGGACCGACTGGGGTTGGCAAGACGTTGACCGTAGAGTCAATCGCCGAAGCAATCCACGGAGACCCGGATTGCATGATAAAGATCAACTGCGCAGAATATACCGAAGATCACCAAGTAGCTCGCATTATAGGGTCTCCACCGGGCTATGCTGGGCACTACAACCCCGCCGAGGCCGGAAACAAGGGTACACGCCCACTTCTATGTCCCGAGAACCTACAACGTGGCTGGACGCAAGAAGGCCCGAAGGTGAGCGTAATACTCTTCGATGAAATTGAGAAGGCCAGCCCACGCCTGTGGGAGCTTCTGTTGGGCATTCTGGACAAAGGTGAGATGTACGATGGCCGCAATATGCGCATCGACTTGACGCGGGCGCTCATCTTTCTCACCAGCAACGTAGGTAGCCGGGTCATCAACCAAGAGTCCATTGGCTTCGCCGAGGCTAGGGATTACGTCGAGGCTTTCAGGGACATTTCAAAGCAGGCTACCTCCGCCGCGAAACGAAAGTTCGACCCTGAGTTCATGGGGCGTATCAACAAGATTCTGGTATACAAGCCTCTCACCGCCGAGGCCATTAACCGAATCATTAACATCGAAGTTTGGAAAGTATGGAATCGCGGGTTGAGTGTCGTGATGGCTGCAAACGAACGCAGTCCCACCCCACAACAACTCGTGTTCACACTTGGCGTGACTACGAAATTGAATGAGTTTCTGAGCAAGGGGTCTGACCCGAAACACGGCGCTCGCAACATCAAGCGCATGATCGAGGAACACATCGTCAGTCCTTTGGCAACGATCATCGGCACAGGCCAACTACGCAAGCCGGGCATGGTCGTTCTTGACATACAAGACAAAGCCATTACAGCCATATTCAAAGAACAGAACACAGACGAAATCGTACCAGCCGCCTGCCAAGTGATCGAGGAAGACGATGGGAAGGAAAAAGCAGTATGCGATATTCCAAAGACGGAATGAAGTTAACTGAAAACTTCGAGCAATGCAGGCTTGTAGCCTATTGGGACGCCAACGGAAAGGTCTATACCATTGGTTGGGGGCATACCTATAAAGTGGTCGAGGGCATGACCTGCACGCAGGAACAAGCCGATGCTTGGCTACTCTCAGACGTGGCATGGGCTGAATCCGAAGTCAACCGCGTCGTGCATGTTCCACTAACGCAGCCGGAGTTCGATGGCCTTGTGGACTTCGTGTTCAATGCTGGAAGCGGAAATTTCGAGAAGTCAACAACACTCCGGCTGCTCAACAACAAAGACTATCACGGCGCAGCCAAGGTGCTAGAGATGTGGGACATGGCAGGCGGACAGCACTTGGCTGGCCTACTCAAAAGGCGCAAGGCAGAGGAAGCCTTATTTGAATCAGGAGACAACACATGAGCGAAGATGCAGCCAAACAGCCGCCAAAAGTCTTACCCAAATGCCAGTACTGTCACAACGAACCGCTGCAATTGAACGCGGCCACAAAGGAAGTCCCTGACATACCGGCGGGCCAACCTATCCCCATCTTGCAAGTCATCTACTGTGCGAAGTGCGGCGCGGTATTCAACATTGCAATGGCCGGGATAAAGATGCCGGAAATCGCCTCATCAGGAAACTTCCCTCCCGGAATGTTTCAAGGCGGGTACGGCTTTCCCCCTCCGCAGAATCCACGAGGCAAGCTATTTATGCCTTAACGAGTTTGCCGGTAGCTCAGTGGTAGAGCGCAGGACCGTGGCTCTTGCTACGCGGGTTCGATTCCCGTCCGGCAACCCACTTTTCGCTTGACAACACAAGCCATTTTATTGTAGTCTGGAATGTAGGAGAATGACATGAACGCAAACGGGAAGAACTACGAGAGGCTGATTATAGATGTAGCCGGTGAGATAGTCGAGCAACTCGAACAGAGTGCTCTACGTCTTGCGTGGTCCGGCACGCCCATTCCCACATTCGAGTGGGAAAAGATAACGGCGGAGGCAATCAGTTCCCTCGTGCAAGACATCCTTGCTGTGGAACGCCGTGAGCGGCTTCCGTGGTACAATCTCATCTTTCCGAGGTGGCTGCAATGAGCCGCGCTTTTGACCGTATGATTCTGATTGACCGCCTGACAACGCTAGTGGAGAATCCAGACGTTGACACCACGGCGGAGCAAATTGAAATCGAAACCCGCCTCAAGACTCCGCCTTTGGCTCCTATCCGAGCCATCGAGTGTGAATGCCCCATGTGCGGGCGCATCTTCTACAAGGGCGACGCCTTGTGTAGCTGCAAGGCCGCTGATACGATCAAAGGGCCGGACGGCGAGCTAGTCAAGTGCCCGCCTCGCGTAGTCGGTCTCTCCAACCGGCACATGCAGAGGTCTCTTGCGCGTAAAGCCGTGCGCCTAGCCCGCAAGCTGTACAACGCCAGAACTGCGCTGGCGCGGCTCCATGCGGTGCCAGTGGTAACCAAACCCTTCACTCAGGAGGCTGCCAGTGTCAGCCCTGCTACCGCTCAGTGAACTGCACAACGTGCAACCGGAGAAAGTGCGCTATTGGGTAATCGGAGACACGCACTTCGGCCATAGCGAAATCAAGAAACACACTCGCCGACCGGAGGACGTGGATGCCCGCATCTGCCGGAACTGGCGCAGGCTGGTAGCTCCACAAGACATCATCATTCATCTAGGCGATGTAGCTTGGCTCTTCGCCGTCAAGCAAGGCTGGATACAGACCTTGCCGGGCATGAAGATTCTAATACGAGGCAACCACGATAGTAAGTCTATAAGCTGGTGGATGAAGCACAGCGGGTTTGCCTACGCTTGCGACGGCCTCGTCATGAGCGGAATTTACTTTTCTCATCGTCCGTCCAAGCATCTTCCTGCCGGGGCGACTCTCAACATTCACGGCCACTGCCACAACCGCTGGCCTCGTGGACTACGTGTGTATCCGCACTGCCGTCTGTTTGCGCTTGAGTACGAAAGATATGAACCTCGCATCATCAGCAGTTTCGTAAGTAGTATCAATCGAGAAAAGCCATTCGTCGTTCACAGTGCGGCGATGCAGGCTATCCGATACATCTTTTCATGGAAAAAAGTATGAAGGTATATCTCGCCGGTCATTATTCTCGAAAAAAAGAAATTTCTAAAGCAGCTAACGATTTGAAATCAGTAGGTATTAAAGTTGTTTCAACGTGGTTAAATGAACACATAATTTCGAAAGTTAGTATTTCAAATCTTTCAGAATCTTTTTTAAGAAAAGCAGCTATACGAGATAAAAAGGAACTATACAAAGCAACACATTTTGTTTTGTTTACAGTTAGTCCGGACACTCTTTTCACCCGTGGAGGCCATTGTTGGGAAAATGGTTTTGCGGATGCTCTAAAAAAGAAAACAGTGATTGTAGGACCACGACAGCACATATTTCACTATCTTCGTGGAAAAAAACATTTTATGACATGGAAGAAGGCTTTTCAATGGCTAACAAAAACAAGCATTGTAAAAAGGGGGAAAACCCGAAAGACAGGCTAGGAGTTTTGAAAGTAGATTTATCACTTGTGCCTCCTATAGCTATAGTTCATTGTGCTACAGGCATGATGGACGGAGCACGTAAATACGATCCTTACAATTGGCGAAAAAATAATGTGAAGGCAAGAATCTATGTAGCAGCAGCGATGCGCCATTTATTAGCGTGGCTAGATGGAGAAGAAGTAGCCTCCGATAGCAAAGTGCATCATCTAGGCCATGTCATGGCTTGTTGTGCAATTTTATTGGACGCACAAGAAGGAAAAAATCTAGAAGATGATCGTCCTATAAAAGGCACTTGCACTAAAGTTTTGTCTAGACTGAATTCACGTATAAAAAAACATCAAATGATAAACGAGGCTGTCAAAATCCATGACTAATACTACTCCTCAGCCTTCAGAGTTCTACAAATCGTTGGATATTTCTGCCCTCAATCCACCAATGAACGTTACCTTGGTGGACACAAACGAAAAGCTGAGCCTGATTACTGACTTCTTCTCTCGCAAGAAAACGTTTGGCTTTGACGTGGAGACAAACGTTGTCAAGGACATCAACGACCGCTACGTCCGTACCATTCAGGTCGGCGACCGGGAAGAGCAATACGTAATCAACCTTCTAGCTTTCGCACAAGCCTACGCAGAAATGACCGGCAACTCTTCCCCCGAGGCCGCAATGTGGGTGCTCAAGCACGCACAGCGAGAGTCTAAGCTGCGCGAAGATGTTTTTGGACCCATCATCGCCGCACTTCGCCCGGCGCTGGAAAGCCGGGACTGGCTCAAGCTAGGCCACTTCCTACAGTTTGAATATGAAAACTCGCGCATGGGATTCGGTCTGCGTCCTTGGCATTTTTGGGACACGATGATTGCGGAGCAAGTTCTGCTCTGCGGTCTCGTAGCCGCCAAGACGGTAGGCTACTTTGCATTAGACGATTTGATGCGGAAGTACGGCAAGGTCAACATCGACAAAAGCCTGCAAACGTCTTTTGACGATCTTGGCAAGCCACTCACGCCGGAGCAAATCATTTACGCCGCCCTCGACGTTCGCCTAGTATTCAGCATCCGAGATAAGCAGATGCGCCTGCTGGAACTGGATGGCTTGACTCCAACAGCACAAGTCGAGTTCGACGCCATTCCCGCCTTCGGCGACATGCGGGTCCACGGTTTCTTCTGCCATAAAGAATCATGGATGGACGTGTTCCGAGACAAGCTGAAAGAGCTAACCAGTGTAATCAAGCAACTCGACGAACTGTTCATCCCGGTCGTAGGCCGCTTCGTCATGCCCACCTACGATCTAAATTCGATGGAGACGCGCTGGCGGCTAGAGACGGACAAAGAACTCCGCGCCAAATACCGCCGGGCATACCTTGTAGCCCGTGGAGAGATCAGCGAAGCTAAGAAGGTCCAAGAAGAATACCAAGGCGAGGCTGCTATCAATTACGATTCCAATCAGCAGCTACGCGCCGCTCTGTTGAAGATGGGCATCAAAGCGCGGTCCTTGCCGGACACAAACGATAAGACGCTTGAGAAATTGCAAAAGCATCCGGCGGTTAAACTGGTTCGTCAACTGCGTGGACTGAGCAAAGCGGTTGGCACGTATGGCGAAGAGTTCATAAAAAAGTACATATCAACAATCTCGGGTCGCATCCATTCCAGTATTAACCAAATAGGTGCAGGCACCGGACGAACTTCTTCCGACAACCCGAACATCCAAAACATCCCAAGTGACGAAGCCTACCGCGCTTGCTTCAAAGCACGGGAAGGTTACAAGATCATCACCGTTGATATTTCAGGGTGCGAACTTCGCATCGCTGCGGACATGTCGAATGAACGTGTCTGGCTCGAAGCCTTCGAGAAAGATTGGGACGTTCACGCAATGGGCGCTGAGGATGCCTATCCTGAAATCTGGAAGCAAAAAGCGGAGCCGGACTGCGCATACTACAGAAACAAGCACAAGTGCAAATGCAAGGCGCATAACGAAGTCCGTACTCCGATCAAGTCCAGAAACTTCGGTGTAATTTACGGCTTGGGCGAGGTAGGCTACGCCAACAACACCGGCAAGACCCGGCCAGAAGCACATAAAGACTTGGTTCGTTTCCAAAAGTGGGTACCCACCTTGTGGAAGTTCCTAGAAGGTTTGAGCACCTACGCCACGATGAATCTGGAAAGCAGGACTACGCTAGGACGCCGCCGTCTATTCAAACGCCCAACCTTCGACCGGGCAAGGAAGCACTGGATACAGAAATATAGAAAAAAATATGGACGTGATCCAATTGACGCTGAGGTTCGCCGTGAGATGGCAGGCATGTGGGCAAGCATCGGGCGTGAGGCACGTAATGCGCCGGTACAGGGCGGGAACGGGGACCTTATTAAATTAGCGATTGGTTGTGGATTTGACAGTAATGGCAAACCCTTCCTATGGCACACGCTTGAGCCTAAATACGAAGGCAAGCTGGAAAACCTCGTCCACGACGAATTGGTCACAGAAAGCCCGGAACAAAACGCAGAAGCCATCAGCGAACTGATTCAAGACTGCATCACGCGGGCCGGAGCAGAGATTTACAAGAGCGTCATCATGAAGTCAGACGCGCACATCGACGATCATTGGAGCAAGGAATGAGAGACGCTTACCTTCCTCAATACGTCCGAACCTACGCCGGGTTCTTGCCCAGACATCTACGGGGTTGACTTCCGGGCAAGGTTGTGTTACACTGGAAGGGAAAGGTAAATATGAGACCGACAAACAAAACCCCAAGCTACAAAGACGTACCTACGATCCTCAGAACGCATGAGGACGTGTATCTTCTTCTTTGCGTGGTCGCACAGAAATTCAGGACCCCGCGCTATACTACGCGGCTGGCCCTCAAAGGCCAGACTCACATGGACTTGGCAGACGATATTTTTCTGCGCTACATGCAGGGCAAACTGGTGCCAAGTCATCGCAAACCAATGCGTAATGGCAAGGCAACACGGCCAGCCATTCCTCTATTCTTGCCGGTTAAGAAATACGTAGCCTACGGCATTCTGGTCAAGGACATGCTCAACTTGCTCCGTTGCCCTACCAGTGAAGAGCGTGCCCATGTGACGCTCACCACCATGGGAGAGGCCAAATGAAAAAATATGCAGCCGAGGGTGCTTAATGCTCGTCAATCTAATTTCGTGGTACAACGGCTGTGGACTAGAGATGGAGTATGAGTTGCTTCGAGAATTTTTCACCAAAGAGTTCCCTGACGCGAAACTCAACGCGGTCAACCTACATCCGAAAAATCCCAAAGCGTTTCAGAGTGTCCATCCAGCGGACATCAATCTCTTCAACGAAATCTGCGATGCCAATCTCTTTGGGATGGCCTGTGACAACTACCTAATCATCAACCCGGAATGGTCCACGTGTGATCGAGAGTTCGCCGGACTCACGCGGGTCCTGTGCAAGACACACGACTCACACCGCATCATAAGCGCCGTCACGGAGAAGGCCGTCTACACCGGATATTGGACACGGGACCTGTACGATCCCTCCATCAAACGGGAGCCAATCTGGATGCACCTAGTCGGCGGAGCCGGACAGAAGAACACCGAAGCGACGTTAGCCACGTGGAAGATGTTTGACAAACCTCCGCGCTTGTACGTAGTCGGCGCTCGCGGGAACGATTACAAAGACGAAACGCTTAAGAACGTTTTCTTCACTGGAAGCATAGCCTTTCCCGCGCTCAAGAACCTCATGAACGCCTGCCAGTACCACATCATGCCTTCCGCTTACGAGGGCTACGGCCATGCGCTGTGGGAGGGCCTGAGTGTCGGTGCTGTGCTGGTTACGACAGCGATGCCGCCGATGAATGAAGCCGCCGACCCTCGTGTTCCACAAGTGAAACCAGCGACCTACCGCAGAATGGGGCGGGCAGTTGTAGGACTTATTACAGCCGAGGCTGTTTATGAAGCTGTATTGCAAACTATGCAGCTGAAGTCGGAAGAGGTTTCCAAAATCTCTGCTGATGCCAGAGAGAAGTTTCTTCGAGAACGCGCCGCCGCACAACAACGATTTAAGACTGTTATTGAGCAAGGCAATAGTCTGCCGTATCCAAAGGTGTTTAACCTGCCGTGGATAAAAATCGAGCCTCCACAGTACGGGCGAGAGACTTCGTCTACCATGCGCTACCGCGTATTCAAGTCTGTACAATTCACGCCGATCTTCCATGCTCGGTTTCCTTGGAAGCCCGCGCTTGTTCCGCGAGATCGAAAAGTAGTCATCAACGTTGACTACGCCGTCAAGACCATCGAGGACCCGGCTGCCTTCAAAGTCTTTCTTCAATACGAGCCGCAGTGCGTGCTCACGCTTGAAGGCCCGAACAGAGTAAACCTGCTTCATATTATTAAGGACTGCAATAACTACAACGTGGTCTTGGGTTGGAACCCACAAATCCTTTCCAAGTGCCCGAACGCGGTCTACTTCAATGGGCCAGCGTGTTGCAGTTGGAACGGCCAAGGCGCAGGCCCCGGCGACGAAAATTCGTGGTACGAAAACATGGCGAAGCCTTTCAACCTAACGTACACCGACCTGCCGGAAAGAGATTACGGCGTATCTTTCCAAGTCAGCGCCAAGAATTGGACGCTGGGCCATCGCTTCCGCCTTGCACTCTTTGACAAAGTGAAAGCGCCGCTTCCAAGCAAGCTCGTGCTCGAATCAGTCAAGACCTCCGGCCTCGTCATGAACAAAACACAGCCATGGCTAGACAAGCGCAAGATGATGTACTCTTACGAGTACAGCATCGTCGTCGAAAACTCTTTCGAGGAAAACTACTTCTCCGAAAAGATCATCGACGCCTTCATCGCCAAGACTGTACCGTTCTATTGGGGATGCCCAAATATAGGGCAGTGGTTTGACGAATCCGGCATCATCCGTTTCTCGAACTACGAAGACTTGATGGAGAAGATGGAAGACATTACGCCGGACACGTATCACAAAATGCTTCCCGTGATCGAAGAGAATCACGCCCGCGCACTCAAATGGGCTAGTCTAAATGACCGGCTTGAAAAGACGCTCACTGCCGCGCTTTTGAAAACACCGACAGAAAAGCTGACGCTAGGACCCAAAGTTTTCAGGGATGGAAAAGTAATTCAGCTTAATGCCAAAGGGGTGCCCTTTGCATAATATCTTTTCTACTCTACCGCCGAAAAACGAAGGACGTGGTTGGTATCTTGCACAATTTCTAAACGCCCTTCTCAAACTCAAACAGATTCCGTTGAACGTAGTAGAAGCAGGCTGTCTACGCAATACTGAGTTCCGCATCGGAGACGGCCACAGTACCTATTACATCGCTCAATGGATTAAAGAGCATGGCGGGGCCTTCACTTCGATTGACAACGACCCCAGCGCTGTCGCCACATGCTCTGCATACCTTGTACAAGAGGGCCTGCACCCGTTTGTTAACCTCATCTGTGCGGACTCAGTAAGTACAATCTCTGCTTCGACTACCCCGATAGACTTGGCTTTTTTGGACGGCGGGAGCTATGCAATAAACCTCGAAGAGTACAAAGCCGTTTCCAAACTCTTACGTGAGCCAGCTTTAGTAGTCATCGACGATTGTTACGAAACGCCGGGCTTGAATATGCCGTCCCTCGAAGGCTTTTGCAGAGGCGAAGATACAATCCACTATGCTACGGCGCAAGGCTTCCACGTATACAAACTATACTGCATGGCTGTCATTTCACACGGCTGTGATTTTTTTAACAATGAAAGAGAGGATTCCCTGTGAAATCTGTAAATGATTTTCATTGGTTTCACTGCATTGACCTTGGAAATGGAATCACTACTCCCGGCATGTTTAGGGTAGAAGATTTACATTATTACTATCCTAACCTTCCTCAAAACCTTGCTGGAAAAAGCATTCTTGATATTGGGGCGTGGGATGGCTTCAATTCTTTTTTAGCAGAAAAACGAGGCGCATCACGAGTTGTTGCTCTTGATAAATGGGATACATCACAAGGAGACTTAGGATATTTTTACGATCCTAGCCTTGTAAAAACCGGACCTTCAAAAGAGCCTTTTGATTTTGCTCACGATGCTTTACATTCAAAAGTAGAATCCATGCAAATGAGTGTATATGATATAAACCCAAAAAATGTTGGAATGTTCGACATTGTTTTTATGTTTGGGGTTTATTACCATCTAAAACACCCTCTCTTAGCTTTTGAAAAGGTTAGAGCAATTTGCAAAGAGTATGCTTTAATCGAAGGACACATTGATTTGCAAGAGGTCAAAACTCCGGCCTGCGCCTTTTATGACGCTGACCAATGTAACACCGACTTTTCATGTTGGACAGGACCGAACGTGCCTTGTATGATAAGCTGGTTAAAGATTGCAGGATTTAGTAATATAACCTTGCTTTCTTTAGAACCGATGCATTCCGATTTTAGTATTCCAAACTGTGCTCGCGGCTTTTTCAAAGCAGAGATTTAACCACAGGAGAAAACACAATGAACACCGTACTAATTAGCGGAGGCGCGGGCTTCGTCGGACGCCACATCACTAAACGGTTTCTGGACCGAGGCGACAAAGTATGCGTTGTGGACCCGCTCGTACCCAAAACGGGAGCGATTGACCCCGTTAAATGGCCCTTTTACATGCCTTACGACTACAACAACTTTTACTTCTTCAAGATGGATTGCCGGGAATACTTCGCTCACAACATGGAGGCTGAGTTCGACTACGCCGTCCACCTAGCCGCCATTGTCGGTGGTCGGCTTATGATCGAAGACAACCCTCTCGCCGTAGCAGAGGATCTAGCCATCGACGCCGCGTACTGGCAATGGGCAGCCAAGGCTCGGCCACGCAAGACGCTGTGTTTCAGTTCCAGCGCCGCATACCCCGTTTGTCTGCAAAACGAGGATATACGAGGCATATTATTATTAAAAGAAAATATGTTAGATTTTAAGGCACAAGAGATTGGTATACCGGACATGAGCTACGGATGGGCGAAGCTAACGCATGAATTTCTGGCCCACCTAGCCTACGAAAAACACGGGCTAGACTCCGTGGTGTACCGCCCATTCTCCGGGTACGGAGAAGATCAAGATATGACCTATCCGTTCCCTAGCATCTGCAAACGAGTGCTGGACTACCGGAGCATTTGCAAACGAGTGCTGGACTACCGGCACTCCCCGATCATTATGGTGTGGGGGACCGGCAATCAGATTCGGGACTTCATTCACATCGAAGACTGTGTTGACGGCATATTCAAAACCATGGACGTGATGCACGCGGGAGATACCCTCAACCTCTCGACCGGAATAGCCACCAGCATAAAGACGCTGACTTCCACCGCTGCAAAGTTGTGCGGATACGTTCCACAAGTGGTCGGTAATATACACCAGCCAGAGGGCGTCTTTGCAAGGGTTGGAGACACCGCAAAACAAAAACACTTTGGCCTTGAGCCGAAGATCACGCTTAAAGAAGGTCTGGCTAGGGCTTTGGAGTATATCGAGGCAAAACAATCATGAAGCAACCATTATTAAGTATTCTTATTCCTACGGTGCCCTCACGAAAAGAAAAGTTTAATAGGCTACTGCGTGGATTAAATGCACAAAAGAATGCATTGCCGAACCCCGAGGAAGTCGAGATCATAACGCTAGAAGACAACGGCGAAATAACGATAGGTGCAAAGCGTAATAAATTACTTGATATGGCAAACGGAACCCACCTCTGCTATATCGACGATGATGACCGTGTATTCTCAGACTATTTGGAACTTATCATAGATACTTTGCATTCGCATCCAGATGTTGACGTAATAGGAATGACCATCTTCTGGACAGAAGACATTTACAAAAAGCCTCGCTTGTTAGTGCGTACTCCTGAGTACAAGACGCTTTGGTTTGTGAAAGACACCGACCAGACTGTTACAGGTGGGAGAACAGCTCACTGGAACCCGACAAAGGCGAGCATTGCGAAGTCTGAAAAGTTTCCAGATGTTCAAAAAGGGGAAGACGCTGCATGGAGTGCTAAAATTTCTAACAAAATTAAAACCTTTGTTATGATCGACGTTCCTTTGTATCATTACGACTACCGCACGCAAGAGACGCTGACTAAGCCTTCCTTAATGAATATCCGGCCTAACATCGCGTCTAACCACCAATATGTAATGCGAGATGGCCATGTGACGGAGCTAGATGAAACAGGAAAAGTAGTAAAAGTACTTCCAAAAGGAAGAACAATAGACCAAGGCTAACGGAGGAAAAAATGAACAACTTAGATGGGGCTATTTGGGTATTTTTGGGATTGATTCTGGTTGTTGCTTGGTTTGTGCCTGCTTTGATAGAATGGGTAGGACGTATAGCGATTCAAACTATTACAACGGCGGCTGGAGTCAACGAAGCATGGCAAAAGAATTTTCCCTCAGACCAGAAAACTTCTTAAAACAGCGGCAATCGTATCGCTCCTATGCAAAGAACGTCAGACTTCCGACTGTAGAAGTCTTGGGGTGACTTGCCGGGTCCCGAACAATTCTTTCCAAAAATTCTTTGTTTGTTATGCCCGAGAGTTCCGCCCAATACTTTCCAGTACGAACCTGCGCGGAATCTCCGCCCTGCCAAGCATACCGCTCGATGGGCATCGGCGCTGTGACGCTCGTAAGGTTGTCGGACGCAGACCCATCATATACGCCGTCAATCCTCGCCAAGACCCGATGCACAATTGGGTCTCTCAGGTCCGGCCAGTCCAAATTAAGTGGGGCATCGTTATACCGCAGTCTGCCAGCATATTCGATCACCTTCAGCCAGAACCCGCCTTCCCACCCAGCCCTTTGTCTATTTCTAATAGCAAAGGCCACTGCCATCATTGCCTGCTCACCAAGATGGCCCGCTTCCTGCCAGACTTTCATAAACAATTGTGCTTTCTCGAAATTTTCCTTCGTCATTCATACCTCTCATTCGGTCGAATGCGGGCACGTTCGACCCACTCCTCTCCATCGGCAAACCGATGGTTGCGCTGCTCAAAAAGATACTTCCGAAACAATGCGCCGGGCGTCCCTGTGGCGAAGCCGAACAGCTTTTGCATTTCAGACTCCGTAATCAGGCCGGACCTGAGCAAGACGAGCAACACCGCCCGCCAGCCTCGCGCCGCGAGCTTCTTCGGCAGGCCATGCTCGTCAAGGGTAATGTAGGACCATTCCGGCATCACACCGTCATCCAGAGCCAGTACATAGCGCGGTTTGCCGCCTCCTACGCTGGCATTCAGGCCCCTCATGCCCCTCACTCCCCAAGAATTGAGAATGAAGCGTCTGCGTGGCAGCGTATTCAACATCTGTACGAACTGCTGAATGTGCAGACGGCGCCCGGGGCGCTCCGAAGTAATCTCATCTTGGTCTCGAACCCGGAAATGACGATGGCGCTCACAGTTCAAAAAAAATTTTTCTTCCCAAGCATCTTTGGCTCTTTTTGAGACATGGCTAGAATAAATGCTTGGGGCAGCCTCTTGCGCTTGCAAAATCTCATGCTCGATGCGAATCTGCGTTTCGATGTCGGGCTGGTAGGCGTCTATCTTTCTAGCTAAAGACCCTCCTTCATATATTGGAAGAGGCACGAATTTGTCTCCTTACTGCTTCGCGCTTAAACGCCGCAATGCTTAATTTTTTTCTGTGTTCCTGTGTAAACTTCTTTCCCAACATGGTTCCGGGTTTTCCCAAATGTGCTAGTCTCATTTTTAATTTTGTTTCTTCAGTACAAGAAGGGCGTATTTGGCCAGCACGAGATGCTCGAAGTTTGGCTCTAGTTTCGGAGGTAGGGCGATGATTGTTGCCTCCGGGAAGTAGGTTGTATCCCTTCGGAGCTATCGTATGGCGTGAAAATATATGGGCCTCTTCTCCAACATTCATTTCTTCTAAAGTTCGTGGCCATGCTAATGTTGATAATTCAAAATTTTCAGCACCATACTTCTTAATAGCCAGATCAATAGCTTGTTGTTTTCCACACAAATGGATTTGCCAACGTCGTTCTAAACTTTGCACAGTCTGTCCGACGTATTCTTTTCCGTTGATTTTGTTGCGAATTAGATAAATAACCATATAGGTTACTTTTTCTCTTTAGGGGAGTTTGTAGTCTTCGGCTTTATGCGAATGTCTTTGTAGATGCGTTCCCGAATCTTTGCCTTCTCAGACTCAGGCAACATCCGTAGCCTGCCCAACAGCTTTTGAAATTCTAACTCATCTGGGCGCATATATCACCTCTTCTTTCCTTCATAACTCACCTCCTTACAGTATAGCAAAACTAAAAGCGGATGTCAATACCCTCTTCCAGCTTTGCCAATGGCCTCAAGGCGCTTCATTCTTTGAGCCTGAGACGTGTTGCTGGCGAACGTGCTTGCTCCTTTTATTGGAGCAGCGGCATGCTCGTCCGCGCCTTTCATAGCTTGTTTAGCCAGCCAAATCGCTTCTCCGCCGGTCGGACCATACTTCCTCTGGTAAGCGAGCTTTGACTCGTCCTCAACAGGCTGATCTTTCATTAGGTCCCAAAACTTTTGTCTCCGAGCTTCGAGGTCAGTAGTTTTAAGAGCATCATTAACTCTGTCAGGAATAGCTTCTTTACCACGAATATCATTAACGAGTTTTTGCACTTCCTCCTGAGAAAATTTCCTCCGACCAACATTCTCAGGGTCTCTAAAGAAGTTAATAGCCTGACTGACGGCGTTTGGATAATGACGCAACAATTCCTTAGCGTGCTGTGAATATGTGTCCCACGCTTGCTGGTGAAGTTCTTTCGGTATTCCTAACGCCTCTAAAACTTTCTTAAATCTGTAGCCGTCGCTTCCAATTACATTCATGTCTGCATTACGACTAGTATAACCCATGATCTCGTCTATACGAGGCCCGGCTGCAAATGTAAGAAGTTTGCTTTGTATAGGATTATTTTTCCCAATTTCAATAGCACGAGTTCCCGCAAACGTCGCCAACAGATTGCTTATTTCTTCAGGATGGTCTGCCTCTGCTTGGACTATTTTATCAAAATCAATACGTGTGCGTGCCCCTGTCGGAGTAAATTCAATCCCTTCTTTCGTGGGTGTATCAGTAATATCTGCCATTAAACAATGGCCTGCGGCTTCATGGCCGAAAATTACTTCCTCTTTACTAATATCAAATGAATTAAGATTTTCATTAGTAATAATCGGTCGTGCAATACGCCATTCACCAGCCCTGTTTCCGTACTTGATCTGGAACGGCTTCCAGCCCTTATATTTTTCGCCGCTGGTGTCGATCTTTTTCTGCGCCTCGGCCTCGCTGTCAAACTTCCCACGGAAATCCATGGTGCCTTTGTTGGCCTGCTGTGTGGCAAGAATTTCCTCGTCTGTCATCGGAGCGACGCCCTTTGCTTTAGGCGCGACAGCTTCGGGGTGAGATTCTTTGAACTGTTTGATGTAATTGTCTGCTTCAGGTGTTCCTGCCGTAATCTTGCTCTTAGGAAGAGGTGGTTCTCCAACACCTTCGGCTGAGCCTAGTGGAACTATTGTTATTTTTTTCAATATGCCTCTTGACACAGCGTCATCTATGAAACTTTTGCTGTAAATTCCAGTTCCTGCTCCCGATAGTTCTGATATATTGTCTGGATATTCAATGTAACGCCTTCCTTCAGTAGTTTCTATCACATTAACACGTTGATTATTTCTGGTGTTCAAGTAACTTTCTATAACACGAGTACTAGATTCTTGAGGCGGCGGGGCCTCAATTTTAGGAGTCTTAACTTTGGGCACTTCGCCTTCGGCGTGAGACGGCGCAGCTACTTCCTGAAATGCTCTTACCGCCGGAGCGATCTCTGGCGGAGGAGTCAGGTCGCGGCGCATCATCAAGTTCTCAGGCGTGACTTCCTTCTCAGAAAGCGTGTACGTTGTGTTACCACGTTCGGGGTCCGTAAAGTACGCAGTTCCTTCCACGGTCCCGTTGTACACCATGGGCTTTGCACCGTCTACGGCTGTAGCCTCTGCTGCTTTTGCATGGGCCTCAACGTGATTTGGAGGCGTCTGTTTCTGTGTTCCGGGTTTGGCCGGTGCCTTGGCTGGCTCTGCTGGCTTAGCCTCTTCCACATCCCTTACTTCCTCACCTGTAGCCTTCGCAGGCGTGCCCGGCGCTGGCTGGCCGTTGGCCTCACGCGCCTTCGCTTCTTGCTCTGCCCGCAGAATAGGCGTAGCCGGATGCTCGCCCAGGGTAGGCTCTGGCGTAATCTTTCCAAAATCAACGTTTCCTGCCGCCGTAGGCTGGCCTACCGGAGGGGTCTTAAAGGCAGTTCCTTCAGTTGGAGCAGGGGCAGGCGCGGCAGGCGCAACCATGGCCTTCGGCGTAGCCTCGGGCGCAGCCTTCTCAGTCGGCGCAGCAGCCTCTTCTCCCGGAACCTCTTCAAAACCCCTCTCCCCAGCGATGCGATTGAAGATAGGAGCTAGGTTGTGCGCGGCCTTTTGTGCGCCGCTAACCACAGTCGGATTTTCTGAAAGCTCTTTAGGAATGTCTCTCGCCAAGGCTCCCATAGACTCGAAGCCAAGGCCGTACAACATCATGGTCACGAGACCCTTCACTGGCACAGGCGCGGAGTCTCGCACTTTCCATAGGATAGCCCCTGCCGTAGCACGGGTCCCGTATTTCACAGCGAGTTGTCCAAGCGACGGCGCACCTTCTTTAGGCGGAGCGGCTGCATACTTTGCAAGCCAAATTCCCGCAGCTTTGTCCACGGCCTCAAGGCCCATGCCCGTCAAACCGGCTGTGCCGATCATCAAGGCTCCTCCAACGGCTCCCTCGGCGGCTCCCTTCAAACCTTCACTACCCGCAGCGCCCTTGACTCCGCCGATAGCACCACCAACCGTGGCACCACGCACGGCGTCCAAACCAAGACTGATAAAGCGAGCGGCGTATGGACTTGTTTTTGCCAAGTCAGCAATCTTCCCGGCCAGCCCGAGCTTCGCAGCAACGCTCAAACCTTTCAATGCTGCGTCACCAGAAATCCACTCCGCAATACCTTCGGCAAACTTACCGGCGCTTTCATACGCCGTCTTGCCTTCGGTATCCACAGTCATGATCTTCGGCATGTTGTTTGTAGTCCAGTCGTCGGCAACTTTTTCTCCAACAACATGCGCAATCACGCCCTTTAAACCACGCAGCGTCTCGACCGCACCTTTTCCCATGCCGGTCACAAACTCGGCCTCTGGACCCATGCCCATTTGATGCGCATCCGGCGGCTTAGCAAGTTCCTTCAACGCCTGATCTTGTTTTGCGTTCGGGTCAAGCATTCCCTTCGTGTCTCCGGCGAGCACACGCATCTTAGGGTCTGCCTTCATTGCGTCGATGACTTGCTCTTTAGGCATTCTTCCGATGTGTCCACTGGACAACCGGACAGTAACGTAGCCGGGCGCATTAGGAATCTCCGTGGCTCCGGGATCGACCTTCAGAGCCTTTTCGATGTCCTCACTATTCCCGACTGCGATGTGCCCAGTGCTCAGGCGGATAACACGGTTGTCTGGAATATGCGACACCTGTTCCCCGGCCTTCGCAAGTTCGTCAACGGTAGGAATAGTCACCGGGGCCGCTGGAATCAAAGATTGCGTCGGAGGCGCAGGAGCGGCCTCAGACGGCACATTAACTGCTACCGGCTCTTCCAAGTTTGGTGTTGCCGGAGTTTGAATGCCTTGTTCTTGATCTGCCATAGTCCCTCACTTACTGACTGATTACAAGCCCCGGAGCGGCTTGTTTTACTTTGTCTAGAATGTTTTGTTGTTCGCCTTGTTGAAATCTTGGGTGCTGTCCGTCCATCTCACCAAATCCGCCAGTTTCTTGTTCATTCAAACCATATAACCGACGCAGATACATATTGCGTCCAAACCGTGCAACACGTTTTGAATTAACCATGTTGATGATGCCGTCAAAGGCTTGCTTACGTTGCTCCGGCGACAACTTTGTGTCCACTACCTTCAACACCTGAGCGCGGGCCGTATCCGTTCCGCCACCGCCCATGACTTGTGAAAGATCGTCCGCCGCACCGATGGCCAACGCAGCAACCTTCGCTGGCGCTCCACCACCCGTTGCCATTTGCACAATGTCTTCCCACTTATTAAGCATGGGAAGTTGTGTCTGACCAGCTAGTCCTTCTGATGCCGTTCGCAACTGTGCTAAAGTTCCATGTTCGCTAACAAGAGAATTAGCATTAGTAAAGAATTGAACGTTTTGGACGCCTTGCGACTGACGCTCTGCCACGTCTTCGGCCACAGCGTCATACGGAGGAAGTCCGTGATCTTTGCAATATTGCTGAGTAGCATGTAATGCTTGAGTAATCCAGTCTGTGGTCATGCCCCGGTTCTTAAAATCCGCAATAGTCATAGTACGATTTGCAAGAAATTCTGCCGCTGATTTAGGGTCTCCTACTTTGATGTCTTGTTCAAACTTCGCCTGAGTGTACTTGTCATTCATCCATGCCGAGTGCCCGGCCTTAGCCGCAGCGATGCCGTGGTTGATACGAACAAGGCGAGCGGGGTCAGTCTCAGTCTGGCGCAGTTCACCTAACATCGCCAAAGTTCCTGCGGCTTTATCCCCAGTAAACGCATTGTCATCTGATTCGATTTTTACTAAAGGATCATGTTTCTTTTTGATGAAATCTTCAGCCGCATCCACACGCTGAGTAGTAAAGGTGTGTGTTTTTATACCGGCTTTAATTTCCGCAGCATTCGTTGCAAGGATGTTGTTAGCCCCGTCTTCAGTAAGAGCACCCACTTGCAATTTTTGCTTTTCTTCCAATTCGGAACGCTCTGCTGCTTTCTTTTCTTCGCGGAAATCGGCCAACTCTTTTTGCTTGCTTTGGTACAGATTCTTGGCAATCCACGTGGCTCCCCACGGGTTGTCCTTATCCATCTTTTGCAGATCGGTTACCACGTCACCGGTGCTTCCCTTGTACTTCGTGGACCACTGGTTCAAAGCGCGCTGCGCGACGAACAATTCGGAGCCTTTTAGGTTGTAGAAATCCTTGACCGTAAACGGAGTCTTGTTCTCGATGCCCGCGTCTTTAAGTTCCTTTTGCGCAGTCTCCATTGAAGAGATCGCGTTAAGAGCCTGCCCATTCAAGTTGTACAAAGTGATGGCAGGGACTTCGGCTCCCATCTTGACTTCGACACCAAGCTGCTTGCTCAATTGCTGGCGCAAGTCTTCCGAATTGACCGTGACGGTTTGCGAAGCCAAATCCATGTCAGGCGACGTTGCTCGCAGAATAAACCAGCTTTGCTGCATCTTGCCCGGACGAGTTGGGTCAGGGATAGGCGGGCCGGGTGAAGCAAATTGCTTGGCTGCTCCATAACCTGCTTTGATTCCTTTGTTCAACTCTTCCTGCATTGTAGCACTATCTACAGGAACTTCACCAAAGACACTCTTAATCGTTCCCATGTTCAACATGGCATCCCGTGTAGGAAGCGCATGGTCAGCAATTGACTGTAGAGCACTGGTCTCTTCCATTCCTTCATGCCGATATGCGGAGATCATACCAGCATGAGTACGAAACATTTCAAAATTCGCCATGCGCCGCTTTTGGTCAGCCTCGTTCATTTCCGTTCCAACACGAGCGCCAGCCGCCGCAGCTTTTCCTAGTCCACCCGGACCTTGCGCTGCTCCCGCTCCTGCTGCTGCGCCAGTCAAAGCACGCCCGATAACTCCCATCACACGCTCGCCTGTACCACGAGTCCGAGTCTCAGGGACAGGGTTGCCCTGTTTGTCAAACGCCACACCGCCGGTCTCTACAGTCTTAGGTCCGCCAAGTGCATCACCAATCGCGTGCAAGATTCCTGATAGGTGACTTTTCACCTGTGTTTGAGCATTTGGAGCAGCCGCAGCCTCAGCCGCAGACCTTATCTGCTGTTGCTTTGCCAAAGAAGGTTGCGGCGTGGCTTTGGGAGCCAGATTTGCAGGCACAACTGGACCAGCCGTGTTTCCTCCAAGCAAAGCCGCAGGGTCTTGCCCTTGCCCCGGCGCTGGCTCAGCAGGCGCGGGAGGCGGCGTAGCCGTGGTAACCGGCGTAGGAGTTTTTATGATAGGGTCTTGCATTGATTCCAATGACATTTTAGTTTCCTTCCTTCGGCGCTTCTACGTCAGACAACGTAGACTCTTGGCTCAACTCTCGATCAGCCGCCCGGCCAAGATAATCCAGAACAACGAACTCTTTCTCGATGGAGTCACAACCGTATTTCTCGAACACCGTCAATACAGGGGTGTACTCAGGCCAACGCGAGAGATCACTAATCAGGCTCTTCAAACCACCAGCCCATGTGGAGAACATGCGAAGGTTTCCATTCGCCTCGCGCAACTTCCCCGGATTACGATACAAAAATGCCTCACTCCTTGGAATGAAAGCACCGTTCATTTCGGCCACGGCCAAGGCCACTAGCTCTAGCGTTTGCGCTGTCATACTTTCTTACCGTCCTTCAAAGAATTTTACACATACTTCGAGCCTGCGGCTACAGAGCTAACCGCACCAAGCGCCGCACCCCATGGCGCAAATGATTCTTGAGCAATTTCATTGTACGTTTGCCCCGCTGCTGCGCCACTTTGAGTTGCTGCGCCTGCTGCGCCAGTCGATCCTGAATACAACGATGGAATACTTTCAAGTCCTTGCGCCGCCATCTCGAAGTTCTGGAAGCCTTGTTCGTAATTCTGAATCAAGTTATTTTGTTGTGCAGTCGCAGTAGCTTCTGCGCCAGAGACGTTTATTCCGGTTTGTAATTCTTTTACCGTACCTTGTGGTACATACTCATTTCCACCACCAAGCGCGTTAGTCTTCAAATTCGAGGCTTGCAAAGCATTCGCCGTGGCTTGTCCCTCAGTAGTAAGAGTGTTGGTATTAACAGCAGTTGCTTCTTCTGGCGACCAGCCTTTTTGACTTGGCCCGGCAGCGAAGATAGGCTCGAACTCGCTCTTAAACTCAGCAGCAAGAGCACTGGCCTGTCCAAACTCTTGTTCTGCCTGAGAGGTCAAAGTACCATAGTAGCTAGATTGAGCAGAGGCTAGTGCAGTTTGGCCAGACGGGGCACCACAACATCTTTCAACAGGGCCACTCCATTCATACCAAACGTCTTCAAGAACATTGCCTTGCCAGTCCCATGTAGTCTTAATGTGAATTTTCATTTTTATGCCTCTCACGAGCCTAACTTATTACAACTCTTTTCGCTGAATTTCCGTTGATCTAAATCCAAAACGACGTAGAAACCAAGAAAGCACTTTACTTTTGGTTTCATATACAAATGCTATGTAGCCTGCTTTTTTGAAAGCAGTCGCAAATTCTGGAATGTGCTGTTCAAATATTCTTCGGATGCGTTCTTTCTCAACGCCATTACAAAATTGAATGGTAATACGCATCTCTTTACAAAGATTGGCATAAAACACCACACCTTTGGAATCCTCAAATACAATACTTCGAGTATCAGGATTTGTAAAAATATCCAAAGAAAACGCAGAATCCTTGCTATGCACTTCGTCCTTGAGGATTTCCGCTTTAAGCAAAGCATAGTCCTCTGCCGTCAGTTTTCGGTACATGCCGTTGTCTCCTACCGCAAACTATGCAGATGCTTTGAAGATTTGTTTTGCGTGAGGATTTGTAATGCCAAGCGAAGCATCCAAAATCACTTTATGGTTACAGTCAATGCGAGTCCTCTCCGTAGACGGAACATCGCACAAGAGCAATTTTTCGGAACACATCTTTGCCAGATCAAGCCGGTTAGCCCAATACGCACAGAACGTGATCTCGTCTAACAACCTCCACTTCAACCAGTCCCCTTCGACGAAGAGAACATCGTGAGACAGCCTCAACGACAGAGCCTCAGAAGCAAACATCGTCGCTTCGTAATACCGGCGCTGCTTACGAAGAAACTGCAACAGACTTCCCAAAGCCTCAGCACGCCCCGGTCGAAATGCGTATGCACGAAGGTAAGCGTCGATCACTACGCCCGGCTGTTTGGCACCGCGTTCACAGATGCGGCCAATCTCCAACAGCGAGACGTAGACTTCTTCCTGAAACCCGCCCATCTGTACGCGCCGCTGATACTGCGCCTCGGCCTGCATGAGGCTGCCCGCGTCTCGCAAACACTGCGCGTAGTAGAACACCGACCGCGAATCTCCGGGGTTTTCCTTTAGGCTCTTTTCCAGCAAGGCGGCGTGGGCAAGCGAAACTTCCTTGCCGCTTCTCTCGGGATGCTCGTAAGCTTGACGCCAGCAATCTAGTCTCTCTCTGCGAAATAATCCGGCGCAATCTAAATACTCATGGCACGCACCCCGCCAACACCAAGGCAACCCTGCCCGCACGATAAGCATCCGCCAATATTCCAAATTCCGAAGACGAATAAGCGAGTCATAGCAATCAGCCTTCAAGTCTGGAATGCTGTGCTCTGCATGGTAACAAAGCTCTTCGTCAGCATCGAGTAAAAGAATGTAATCGTTTTTCTCGCACAATTCCTTAACTAGTTTCAGAGCTTCATTGCGAGCCTGAGAAAAATCTTGGAACGGAATCTCAATCAATTTGCCGGGTAAATCAGCCAACTCCATCCGAATAATGTCTTGCGTTCCGTCTGTAGAACCCGTGTCAACAATCGCATAGCCCTTAAGAATCGGCTTTACAGAATCAAGACAGCGTTTAATCGTAGAAGCACCATCTTTGACAATCATGTTTAGCCAGACTTTTTGCATTCTAATGAGTCTCCAAATAATCAGCTAGACCACGTAATACAACAGGGTTATCTTTGGCCAGTCCAAGAGCGGTATTACAACCGTGGCACAGAATACCACGTACAATAGGAGGGTTGCTTCCGGGCTTGTGATCGGTATGCCAATTACGATAGCCGGGAATGCTAGCACGGCATCCCGGATTAGCACAACGTCTACCTTGTTTTTCAAAAAGCATACCCCACTTAATTGTTGTTATACCATATTCACGCCGTAAATATTGGTTTCTTTCTTGTTTTCTAAGTTTTTTCAAGCCCTTTTTCTTCTTATTTTCATAATAAATTTTCCACTTTTCTGGATGTAATTTATACCACTTTCTACGATATGCACGTCTTTCTTCGATGTTTTTGAAAGCCATTTATACGCCTCTAAATTGTAATCTCTCCGCCGGGGCGAAATCCATTTTTCAAAGAAATTGCATCGGCCCTGACCCAGCAAGTCCCGCTCCCATCTTTCGTAGTCGTAAACAATCGGGGCATGTAAAATCGTACAGGCGTGTCAATATACTTTGCAAAATTACGATCCATAAAGTAATAAAAAGAATTTACGTTGTAGAACGTTTTATGTGTAGGATCGGCCCACGCCCCTCTACCATCTGTTGAAGGAACTTGAATGAAAGCCATACCTCCCGGTGAAAGCACTCGATACAATTCTTTGAAAGTGTGCAATGAATCAGTAAGATGCTCAAACACATCATAAGCTCTTACTACACCAACCGTTGAATCTTCCCACGGCCATGGTTTGTTAAGGTCTGTAATCACATCTGCATCTTTCAAATCAACTGTAATATAGCCAAGCTTTGCTGCCATCCTACCACCTAGTTCTAGCAGCTTTAATCCTTTCCTTTTAGCCCACACCTCCGCCATTCCTTGAATATACATATCCCACGTCGGCCATACATCTTCCTGAATTGCCTTATTAATCTCAGGCCGTAGCCACGTATTCCCGCCATGAATGCGGTACATGTACAGGGGCTTGTCGATATGTTTGAAAGTAGTTAATGGATACAGTCGGCACATCAAGTCCAAATCGTCAAGCCAGCCTCGATTCTTATCATGCCCGCCAATCGACCTATACAAATCACTGCGCCATGATCGTAGATGATCCGGCGCAAACCAGATGCGGCCCACATTAGCCGGATGTGGTTCCCATTGAACTACCTCGTCCAAAGAATGGCCGTTGTAATCGTACTCCCGCCACTGCCATCCACACGCAGGATTAAATCGGGTCGGGCGCTCAAAGGTCGGCGTAAACAGCACATCGTTGGAATAGACAAACCCGACCGCCGGGTCCTCGAAGGCTCTCTGGACTTCCTCGATAGCGCCGGGCAGCAACATGTCGTCGTGGTCCAGTTCCAGCATTACGTCGCCAGTACAGCGTAAGCACGCATCGTTCTTCAGGAACCCAATCTTGAACGGCTCTGTAAATCCCCTTCCTTTGTCCAGAAGATCAAACTCTTTAACTCGCGGGTCCTTGTCAAACCCAATCCGGGGTGAACCTGAGTTGTACACGATCACCCATTCGTAAAACGGCTGGTTCTTGATTGAGTTGTAAGCCTCGCGCAACCACACCGGGTTGTGCGTCGGCGTGAAAATCGAAACCCGCACTCCATCCTTCACCTGCAAAGTATGCAGAGGCGGAGGTTCTGGCACAGGAGCAGACCCGCCCCACATGGGAGACCACGGCGTGTCATAATACTTCGGGTCCAGCGCATTAACCGCAGCCTTTATAGCCCCCTCTTCGATGTTCATCAAGCGCCGGTCCAGATAGTCAATCTCAGTACCGAACTGCTCGAAACGTTCCGCCAAAGTAAAAGCCGTCGCCCGTATATGCTCAAGAGGCTGTGCGATGTCCTTAGAAAAATCATAATTAGACATCGCTTCTTCGGCAAGCCGAAAAGTCTCATGCCCGGCCTGAATCTCTTTTGACTTCTCCCACTGGAATCCTGAGGGGTTGTAGTATGTCGGATGGCCTTTCTCGTCGGTGTCCGCAACCATCGCATGACGCGCCCGATTCGCACCTTCGATGTGCGACAGCATTCTAGTCTCGGGCAACAGCGCCTCAGAGCGCGTATTCGCCGAAGTGTACTTTCCCAAAACGAAGATCGGCACGTTCGGAGCGGATGTCTTAGCGAGTAACTTCGCTAGCGTTCCTCCGTACCATACAAAATCTACCACTGCCGGAGAAGGCCGCAGAGGTCCTCCAAGCAAAGAATTTGTATAGGCTAGATGCTCCGGGGACGCCTTCAAGCGCGACAGCCGGCTGCTCAGATAATAATGAAGGTGGTATTTGCCTCCAAGCAGCTTACACACCTTTCGCATCAAGGAAAACCAAAGGCAGCAATCACGGCTCGACATCAAAACGCTCGTTACGCCGTCCAATTTCGCATGAAGCAGAATGCCGCAGAGAAACAGGAACGGAAAATTGACCTGTGCTTGCAAGAGTTCGTACCCACGAAACTCTTTGTCATACGAAGTCAGGCGTGCCTCACGGCAACACGCAGCCAAGCCGGAAAACCCCGACCGAAAAAGAAACCCTTCCACGTCCGTAGGAGCGGCTAGATTTGTACGCTCCGCTGGAATGTCGAACTGCCGGGGAACCTGTACATCGGATATTTCATCGTCACCGACATGCGCTTCGACTTGGCCTTGCAAGTTATGCCACACTGCGCCGGTACGCTTCCCACTAGCCGTCACGAGAAGCTCGTTTTGTAGGCCACAAACCTTTCTCAAGACGCCCATGGCCTTCTTCGGATCGTAATAGTCAGACACAACCAAATCACCTTTTTCGACCCGTGCCA